CTTCCCGTCCAGTCTGGACTTGACTGAGGAATCAAGTCTACAACTGGAACCCATGTTCGCTTAACCTTTAAGCGGACACGCTCGGGTATCCCGTTCCTCCAAGGAGTATACGGGCTAGGTGCTTCAGTAAAATACTGAAGTAACCCGGCGTCGCTAGTGTGCTCGGTCTTCTTCACCACAGATACAATCTGTGGAACGAAGACCTCCTGGCGTTGCAAATCACAGTTCATTCTTATCCTATAGGATGAGAGCGAAGGGACGCAACGCGAGTACAGCCCACTAGCACCTGAGCCGGCAGATACGTAAGGAATATCATAATTCTTACGTATGGTCGACGCTAGGTAGGCGGCGGTACACAATAACCACTTTTGATAGAAGTTATTATGGACCTGAACCGAACTAGCTACCGACTCAGGGCTTCTCGTACAGGGCAGACGCCAATAAACGGGGGTAACATTACACCCGTTAAACGCGTCAACACCGCAAGACTCACGGAATTTTCCAATTCCATAAGATTTTGCTGTGTTAACCTTAAAGTCAATGACTTCAAGTGCCTTGTAAAAGAGATCCCGACAGTCAACGGGGATGACACAGTCATCACCGAAGACGGCTACCTCTCCAGAAAGAGAGGCGATGCTCGAAGGGGTCACTCGCATGTGTCTATAAGTTAAGACACTCGCTAGCGCAATCCCTAAGAACATCAACGACTCGACTGGAAAGGTACAGGCGCTACCCATTGTTGAGAATTTTCTCAACCTCCAAAGACTGGGAACCTTAGGGTTCAAATCTTGGGAGAGGTAACGAGTCCGTGACGCCCGCAACGCATCTAGCAAACGCGAGTTTGCACAGAAGAAGTTGCCAACGGCGTGACAGCTGACACGATCGCTAGCTGAGGATAAATCCACAGTGGCGAGGTGTCCCGTTCGAGACGCCTGGAGACACAAGGTTTGGTTCAGACTTTGATCGCGAAAGCGAACAAAGTTTGAAATCCAAGTCTGTGAGCTCCGGGTACTAATGTACTGCCAGATATTCTGCTGGCACCATTGGTGTTCACTAGGCTCAGCGGCAATTAGCCGAGGCTTCGTGAATGTCTTTCGAACGGCAACGAGCCTTGAGCTAGGGTCAGTTGACCTTATCGCTTCAGGTTCCCGTTGAACGCTATCTGCCCAAGATTGGTAATTGTGGAAACCACAATCAGCAATCGGGTACACGCTCTCGAGCGCGGGAGACCAGTTAACAAATTGATATTTGTTAACGACTCCCTTTCGCTCAGAGACAGCGCCTGGGCCGTGCTTGAAGCTCCATTCCGAAGGGTCGTAAGACCCAAGGGTAGAGCAGAGGAACCTTGATACCACATCAAGATTCTTCAAAAGGACAGGCAGTTGCTCATATCCGGGTTCTCCGGATTCCAGCAGACGCGTGACTCGCGAACAGTAGACACTACTATTGTGGAAACCACAATAGTAGTTACCTACTTGTTGCGAACCCTCTTCGTCGAGATACCAGAAGTCATCGACTTCCGGTAGCTCACTGTCAACACGATGCATTTCCTCAACTTCGTTGAGTACATGCGAAGTGTCACAGTCAATGGCAGCTTTCTTAGCACAGTAAAGAAACTGGCGCAGAAAAGTGATAGCCAATTCACTGTAGTCCCTCCTCAAAGCACCTGTCTCGCAGAAAACCAGTAAGTAGAGTCCCCTAAGAAACTTAGGGATCACTACTCTGCCTGAGTACCTCTTGGAAAGAGGCAAACCAGACAGCTTGTACTGACCGTTAGATAAGCACAAATCCAAGTGCTTTCCTAACGCAGGAAGGTCAACTACGTAAACGTAGATGCCCCTACTGTTGGCGAGACTCTCAAGGCGTTCCTCATCTCGTGAGAAATCATCCTTGAGTGTCGGGAAGGCATACCTCGCATCTTGGAAAAGATGCTTGTATACCTGCCTCAATTCCTCCGCGTGGCGATTAGACATAGGATCAACTCCAAATGTCCCACGCGCAAGGTCGACGTTCACTCAATAACGGGAATCAAGATTCCCAATTATTGAGCTTCACCAGGTTTGCGTTTGACGACGCGATGGCCCAGTCGGCCAAAGCGTCCATCAAATTCACGTCTCCACTGCCGGGCAGAAGCTCGACAATGAAGTACGCCTTGGTGTAGGTCTCAGGAGTCGTAAGCGTGGCAAATGTCGTAATAGTGGCCTCCACATTGTGGCGGTCATACTGCGACACACCTCGTCTAGCAGTTGTATGCCGGACGAAGACACGAAACGACATCAGCGATTCGCGGAGATAGTACTCCGAAGAATAACTGTCCTGATTGACGAGGTTCAAGGTCTTTGACCCTGAAGCAAGTCCCAATACGAACGTTGGACCCAGCATGGAATTGACTCCTGTTATCACGCGATCCCGGCTACAAACGTAGCTTAAGGACCGCTAATGATCCCAGGATCGACCACTTCCCCGCATCAAAGAGGGGAAGTACCGACGGAACGAAGGGCAAGGAAGGTTGGCCAACACGGCGTTCCTTCCAAGTCGACTTCTGCTCGTGCTTACCTGTAAAGGTGCACCAGCTCGAGTCAGGATCGGTACGATACGGGACAACGGTGGCAATTGCCTCCCTTGTACGCATAATACAGATCCGAGACCATCGGAGTGGAAGGGTATTGTTGGTAGCCGACATTACTGTCGAAATACCAAGAAACCAATCCACAAGCCAGCTCCAGGGCATAATCTCCCATAGAGCAGCTAACGCACCAGCGGAATTGATACCAAAAGCAAGTCTCGTAGCTAGAACTTCTAGCTCCGGGCCAGGATTAGGTATAATTGCATTAGATGCAAGTTTCCACTGGACCGTAGCCCATACTTTAGAAGTATAGGTAACGGTACGTCTACCGGTAATGAAGGCACCAGCCGATTTCACCGCAACGGTGGTCGGCGAGTCCACATCAGAATCGGTTCCGAGGGTAGCCCTCCGTTTTAGAACACCATCTCCATCACGAAGTCGAGTTAACCAAACAATCCGTTCATTAACGGATCGAGTGAAGTTAACAAGCTTCAAGATGTCGCTCACCATCGGCCTGATGGCCCAGCGATAGGACAAATGTCCAGTCGCTACTCTCTGCAACAGAGAGTTGCCCCAGGCTCTGAAGAGCATAGGAAGGTCCTTAAGTTCGGCGAAAAACGCTGGAAGATTTACTTCCGGAACGTTTATATTCGTCTTACTTAAGGCCTGCCAGGATAAGTTACTGATATCAGTTGAACTGAAATCAGAAAACTTAGCCTGCGGTACCGGAGGTGAAGGTCGATAATCCCCTGGGCAGTTTGTTAACCGCTTAACGGGATTAGGACCAACAAATTTGGTACCACTGAAGACACCGAAGTCCTGTGTAACACGCACAAGTTGAAAAGCATTGGGATCCTTACGGTTCCCAAAGTTTTCGTCAGTACATGTTTCAACTGGACCCACAAGCGCAGACTGTACAACAAGACTCTCGAATGGGGGGTAGGTATATAAATTGCCTACCTGACCAAATCGCTGATCTCGAGTACGCGTTCGCGCCATGTGTCTCTCCTAAGATAGTTTCCGTCGATAGGGTGACGAAAGTCACGACGATAAACGCCTGGCGGACCCACAAGGGTC